TGAAAGTTGGAGGAGTATACTATGGCTTTAACAGCACTAGTAATAGCTAACGGCCTAGCCGTTAGCCACACCTTTACCCCAGTCGAACAGAAGTTTAACCAAGTGACATTTGCAGATTTATCTGCAGATTCGATCAATGGTGAAGCAACTGTCGTTTTAGGGAATCAGCGTGCATCAGCACTGACTGAAATCGGCAAGACTACTATGCGTATACGCATCCCGGTCGTCGATCACGGTTTTGCAGAGGAAGCGGATCATAAGCTCTTGTACTCAGCGGAAGCTGAAGTAAAGTTCTTTATCCCCGGCTCATGCAAATCTGGAATCATTGATGATCTAATAGCATATTTACAAAATGCATTAGCTGATACAATGATCACGGATACCGTGAAGAATCGTGCGTTACCGCTTGCTTAGTATTCTGGTTGCCCTTTCGGGGGTTCCAGGTACAACGCAAAACCAACGATGGCTGATTTTGGCCATCGTTGTAGCGGTTATCCTATTTTCGGGATAGCATAATTCTAGACTTTGGAGTTTGTAATGAAAAGAGATACACAATTGTACCTCCAGCGTGACTTTATGTCCGCTCGTCGAGATTTGTCCTTCGACAGTCTCGTCAGTAAAGCCAATCTGCTATTTGAAGATTTGGACAGTCCTGTAACTTTGGGAATCTATTTACGCCTTAAATACAAAGCTTATGCCGAGTATTTATCGATGGAAATAGACCCTTTAGATTACCTGACGCCAGATGCCTTTTACACGGATTATCAGTGTATTAAGCTATTCTCAAAAGCAGAATTCTTTCCGAAGGTCTTTGACCCCAAGAAAGCGGCTGAACTGAGCTTCATACGCAGTGAGAAGCGTTGCCAAGAAACGAACTTACGTTTTGAACGTTATCAGGACCTCTTTATCGAGAATCCCGTGATGGCATCTATATATTATAGTGCCGCTCGTAAAATTGATAACATTCTAGGCGTTTGTCCTCCGTTATTGGATATAGCTTTAACCTGTGGACCAGGGCAGAATGTAGGCTTATCGAAATACACATCCGTGTACGATAAACTAAACTCCGCCTTGACCTATACGGTCAACTTACAGTCGTCGCTTGAAACGATATTAGGCTCCATGCCTTCTGTTTCAGCGTACCATGCGGGTATCCGCAGTGTTCCGACCCCGCCTCTGTACAGGGTTAAAGTACCTGTCAGGCGGGTAACCGGGTCGACTTTAGGTTTCGTTCCCAAGAACGCTAAGACGCACCGCGCAATATGTACTGAGCCTTTGCTAAACGGATTACTCCAATTAGGCATCGGTCGGCACATGCGCAAGCGGCTTCGCGGGGCAGGGTGTAATTTGAACAACCAGGAAAGAAACCAGCAGCTAGCTAAAAGAGGTTCCCAATTGGGATACCTTGCTACTGTTGATCTGGCCTCGGCTTCTGATACTATTGCGTATCAGGTCGTTCATAAACTCCTGCCACCAGCTTGGTTTGATCTATTAGATATGTCACGTTCTCCATGTTTTACTTATCA